TTAACGTCTATTCCTAAAATTACTTTACTCCGTACGTCTTGCGCCATTGTGTGCAGCTCTTACAAAATCGGCAAAGCCATTGCCTTTAGTTTCATCATGAAAACGGAGTAAGTCCGTTTCCCTTATTTGCTTCCTTACTGTCTTCCCGCTTACGTTAACTAGCACGGCTGCTAGCCATCGTGTGCGTTTCCAGTCATCCTTCAGCCTTTCCGTACCGTGCTTTACCACGGCTTCTAGCTCGTCCCTTGTTAGCTTTTTGGCTTCGCCTGGGTTAATCCCCAAACGCCCGACCAGCATGCCCAGTACGTCTACTGGGCCGCCGGCTGGGAAAAAGGGCCGTTAAGCCGCTGGGTAAGGTTCGACAAGTCCTCCCCGGAAATGTCTTTCTTAAACTGGTCGAACGTGGGCCGGTCGTCTTTGTCCCAGTATTCTTGGGCGTAAAGCATGGCTACCATGTCCGAAATCTTTGGCTTACTCATGTCGGTAATGCTACCGCCCGTAAGCTCTTCAAATAAAAGCGCTGCCCCCAGCGTAAATTTTCCCATAGCAGTTATTTATTTTAGTTAGTTCCTACAGTCCAAGCACCAGTTCCAGTTAGGCTAAAGGAATAGGTACCGTTGTCTTTATCGGGGAATGAAGCCGAAAGCTGCGTAAGGATTGCGTTGCCTTCAATCTTCGTTTCGCCCGCGGCGGGTGTAACCGTACCGGCTGCACATTGGGTAATTTTAATATCTACCTCCGCGCCGATTGAGTCGTATAACTGGTCGGGGTTCCAGTTGCTGGCGTCGTCGTCGCCAAACAAAGCGCTGCCGCTAATAGTCCAGTTTTTGGCGCTGGTAACGTACGAACGGAAAATTGCGTCGTCCTTCGACGTCACTTCCCTTGTTTCAGCGTTCATTTCAAAAGAGCAGTCGCTTTCTAAAGCGAAGCCTTTGTAGGTGCTACCGCCATCGGTAGAGAGTAGTACGCGGATTTCGCCGCCGGAAATACTTGCCATTTTTTTAGTGGTTTAGAATAAATATAAAATCTGCGGCCAATAGGACGCGTTCGTTAATATCGTCGTAAAAGAATTGTAGGCCGTCCATATACGCCTGGGTAAAAGGACTGTCTAGGGCTACGCCTAACGCATCTGCGGCGCACGCTTCACCCTCTAGGGTTCCGCTATCGCCTTCTACGTAGTCTTCATACATAGGCATAACGCGCGGGTAGTCGCGAAGTTGCTGGCGAATGTCGTCTAGTTCTTTTTGTGCGTCGTCTGCGTCTGCGTAGTGAAAGAATAGGGTAGCGCTTACATTTTCACTTCCACGCTCGTCTTTACTTTCGGTAACGTCTACGCCTTGAATAGTTATTACTATATGGTCGTCGGTCGTCCCTTGCGGTGCTGCTAAAGCGTAAACGTCAGCTCCACTGCGGCTGCGCTTATTGCGTCGTAAACGTATTGTAGGTAGTTCATCGTAGCACCGAAGTTATGCGTTTTTGAATATGACGCCGCATTAACTTTTGTGCTTTCTGCACTACGTTCGTGTTATCTACCGCTAAACCGATAAAGTCCTTCGGCTTGAAGTTCTTTTCCGTACCTCCGAATAACTGCCAAGTCGCATAGTAAGCGCCTTTCTTTCTGCTATTGCGTAAGCCTACGACTACGTACGCTTTAGTAGTACCCTTGTTTGCCCACTTATTTATAGAGCCGTAAAGGTTATAGAATTTAGCACCCAAAGCGCTGCGGCTTTTCATGCGCACTCCTTTTTGCTCTTGGCTATCTGCGTAAGCCTGGCGGCGTGCTTCCGTAACTAGGGGCTGCGCCTCTTTTAAAAGCAATTTGCGCACCTCGCGAAAACGCATAGTTTCGCTTGTGCCTAATTTGCGTAGACGTTGGCGGAACTGGTCGAAGTTCTCGGTACGCCCTGACTGGCTGCGTAGGTAAACTTTAGATTGTGCCATTGTCGCGCAGTTTAGATTTAACTAAAATAAAGCGCTTTCGCCCTTCGGGCGTAACGGCAATAATGTCGTAATACTTACCGTTATAACCTACCTTCCAGTCGGCAGTTATAGCGGTTTGGTAACGCACGCCAGGTAACAAAGTACTGGCTTTGCATTTGGTCGTTAATGAATGACTCGCTACCTATGGTACCCGTTTCGGGTATAACTTCCTGGGCGTAGAAATCCCCGGCGCTAGCAAAACTGCGCTTAACCTGGCCGCTAGCGTTTACGCTGGTGGTTGGTTCGTATAGGGTTACGCGTCGGTCTAGGGTCATGCAAAATTCCTACGGTAACGGAATACGATACGGTCAAAGAAACGCGGGCCGACGTTGTAGGGCATATCGTCGCCGAAGTCGTACCCGAACTTCACACGCTGGTAAATAGCGTGTATTAAGTCTTTAGGCGCTGCGGCATAGCCGGCAGTATATACAATAACCATACGGTCGCCCTCTTCGCCAATAGAAGGGCTAATAACGCCGTCGAGTAATTCGTACTCGGTGTCGACGGTTGCTACTCCCTCTACGTAAACCGTAACGGAAGTAACGCTACCTAGCGGCCAGTAGGGAAGCTCGTAAGAGCTTGCCCATACTGTGTCGCTGGTAATGTTTGCACTACCTACAACCACGTGCGCGTAAGACAAAGCCTCTTCGCACGCTGCCTCATAAAGGAACGTCAAAAGGTTATCGTCGTCGCTACCATCTACCCGGCAAAAAGACTTAAGCCCGGCTAGGTCAATGGCTTGCGGTGTATATGTAATGCTATTCGCCATTTTAAATAGTAACGTCGGTTGCCAAAGCAAATGAAGCGTTGCGCAATACGGCTACGTCCATAAAGCGCTCTACGTATACTTCTACGATTGAAGACTTCATGTTAGTATAAGGGTCTACCATAAGAGTAGCACCGCCCCAAAAACCAATCTGCACGTCGCTAAAGTTACCGAACAAAATGCCGTAGGTGTCGGGCGTTCCGCTGGTCTTCTTGGAAAGGGTCGTATTGTAGATGTTGTAGCCGTTAGCAGTTTTAACTGGGTCAAGCATACCTTCTACCAAGAAACGACCGCTACCAGCGTCGACCTTGGTCTTCTTCAATTTAGCGACCACGTTAGGGTGAGTAACGTAAGCGAGGCGTCCGTCCAAAGCGTCGGCGGCTGCCAAAGCTGCTTCCATGTCTACCAAGTCGTCGAAAGAGATGGCGCCCAANGTCAAAGCTTGCGCAGCCAATTCGGTATAGATGCCGGAAGGTTGGTTAGATGCACCAGTACCGTTAAGTACGGCGTTCTCAAGTCCTTTGTTNAATGACAAGTTGAGCTGGCCNATAATNCGCTGCTCNATGCCNCGGCTATACTCTTGGCGCAACAGTTGGTTNNNCATAGACGCAGTAATTACGGCACGCTTNGGNNNCATAGTTACTTTGTCGAAGTTGATGTCTTGTGCGCTATCNGTTCCCGTTTCAGTCTGCCAGTTCAAAGAGTAGCTAGAAGTCTGCTTGGGGAAGTCTACGTTACCTACCAAGTTATCGGCTACGCTGCAAAGGTTGAGCATAGGCGTATTGGGGTACAAGAAGTCTACGTAACGGCCAGGCTCGGTAAATACCAAGTCGGAACCGGTGGTAGCACCTCCGGCAGTTTGGGTACGCTTGAAAAGGAACTCNGGCAAGTTTACGGCGTGAGAGTCGCGGTAATCTTGGTTAAGCTTGCGCTTTTCGTTAATACCTTCCTGGTTTACTTCGGCTTCTACGCCAGTAAGTTTACCGTTACGGGCCTCATTGATAGCCTTAACGATATTGAATTTAGCCAAGTCGCGCTCTTCGGATTTAGAGAGCTTGCCTTGAACTGCGGAAGCGTCTACGAAATTCGCAGCGCGTTCCTCGGTGTTTTCTACGTTTTCCACGTTTTCGGGTTTTGTTTCTATTACTGGTTCCGCCAGTTCGGGTTCTTTATATTCTTGTTGTGCTGCCTCCAAGCTGCGAAGAGCTACGGAAGTAGTAGGGTTTGCGCCACGGGGCGTAAGGCTAATATCGTAAATTTCGCCTACCTCTTTAATAACGCGTAAGGGTTTTTCGCTGCGTACGTCTAGCCATTCTTCGCTTTTTACGGTGAATGCCCAGCTTGCCTGGTCTACGTCCCCACGTCCTACAAGTGTACGTACTTCGTTACCCGTCGCGGTGTCGGGAAGTTCGAAACCGAACTTTAAGCCCGTTTCGTCGGTCGTAAGTTCTAGGGTTCCTTTACCTTTATTTCTTCGGGCCAGTACCTTGTCGTAATCGTGGTTGTATAGAGCATGGATGTCGTAAGCGTCCAAGTTATCGAAGGCGCTAACGCTCGATGCGTTCCCTAAAAGAACCCATGTCATATTCTCGAAAGTTTGCGGCGTATCCGCTAACGTTTCGTCCTTCTCCATCATTGGGCAGCGGTAGGCTGCGTGTTTCCTTGTTGTCCATTGTTTACGTCATTTTGTGGACTCATGTGCATAGGCTTGTTATATACGTCCCCGTCGGGAATAGGGGCTAGCCCTTCTTCCTTACGGATTTCGTTAGCGCTCATTACCCCGATATTCCAGTAACTTACGTTACGTTGTACCTGGGTCATAATGTCGCCACGCATAAGCGCTCGCATGTCCAAGTTAAAGCGGCGGTTGCCGTTAAGAACCTTCGCCGTAAATTCCATTTCAATAAGTTCTACTAACGGGCGGATGCAGTCAGTAACGAACTGGGCGTTTTGTGCCTCAATACTATTTGAATAGCCGGCGCCTTCCATGTGGCCTACCTTATGCGGTGGTACCTTGTAAAGGCGGCAAATCTCTTCTACACCAAAGCGCAAGGTTTCCAAAAACTGGCTTTCGCGCATACTCATAGCCACGGGCTTGTACTCCGCACCTTCGGTAAGTACCGCCGTACCTCCGGCGTTATCGCCAGCGTAACGAGCGTCGAACTGTTGGCCAATTTGGCGTACGCGGTCAGCGTCGCGAATAGTACCCTGGATTTGAAGGATGCCCTTTGGCGTAGCACCTCGGCCGTAGAAACTGCCAAGGTGTTTTGTAGCCGCCATATTGGTACCGATTGTTTCCCGTGCGTAGGTAATCGGGCTTACGCCTTGGATGCCGTCGAGCGTCCAAAGTTTAAGGTGAATAATTTGGCTAGGCTCTAGGTTCAGCTTAACGCCGTTGGTTAAGTGTACCTGGTAACGCAGTTGGCCGTTTGTTGTGTCAACCGTTACTAGGTCGGTATCGACTAGCTCGAACCCGGCAAGGCTAGCGCCATTACGCATAGGGAGTACGTAGGCGTTCCCGCGCAATAGTAGCTGGGTCATCATTGCCTTGCGGAAGGCGTACGAATTGTAGCTACTATTTGGCGAAATGCGTACCATATCGTCAATAGAGCCAGGTACGTAAACCGTACCTTCTTCCGTTTCACGCACTAGGCGAAAAGGAAGGCTGCTAATAGTGTCTGCGATAAGGTTAACGCACGCGTAGACCGCGGCGACCTTTGGCGCATTTGTGCTACTTACATTCTCACCGGCGGTAGTGCCGGTGCCTCCAAAAAGGTTAATAAGCCAGGGACGGGGATTAATTACCCCCGAAATACTGCGCTTT